TTGATTCAACCGCGTCATCCGAGGTACAACGTTGCTGTGGGGTGTTACCTCAAACCACTCGAACATAAGCTTTACCGGGCAATGGATAGAGTTTGCGAAAGCCCTACCGTGTTGAAAGGTCTGAACGCTTTACAACGCGGCAAACTCCTCCGCTCTCACTGGGATTCCTTGCGGAACCCAGCCGCTGTCGTCATCGACATGAAGAGACTCGACCAACATATCAGACTCGCCGCTCTCAGGTTCGAGCACCAGTTTTACTTGCGTTGCCACACTAAGTACGACCGACCTACTCTCCAACAACTGCTTTCATGGCAGTATGCGAGCAAGGGGTTCGGCCGAGCAAAGGATGGTGAGGTGAGGTACGAGTGCGACTGTAGAACATCAGGCGATATGAATACGGCATCAGGCAATATCATGCTGGTGTGCTCTATGGTTGTTAGATTGTATCAGGAGTTGGGAATCAAAACCAACTTTGCGGATGATGGGGATGATTGTGTCCTCTTCTGTGAGCGACAAGATGTGGCAAGACTTACGGCTCTACTGCCGGAGTTTTTCCTCCGCTATGGCTTTCAAGTCGTGGCGGAGCAGCCAGTCTATGTCTTTGAGGAGATAAAATGCTGCAAAACGCAACCAGTGTGGCTCAATGGTTCCTGGTTGTGCGTACGTGACCCACGAGTGTCATTGCACAAAGATTCAATGTCGTTGTTGCCTCTGCATCAGAGTAAAGAGTACGTTAAGTACTGGATGCAAGCAATTGGTGAGTGTGGCATGGCCCTCACCGGTGGTATACCTATTTGCCAGGATTATTATCTGGCATTACTGCGCGCCTCGAAAGGGGCGCGGCGTCTTGAGAACCAAATGTTATTTGACGACGGCATGTTTGCTTTGGCCCGAGGAATGAAATTGTCTTATGCGCCAGTTCAGCCTGAGACGAGAGTAAGCTTCTGGAAGGCTTTTGGAATAGATGCCCTTCAACAGAGGGCAGTCGAAGAGAGACTTACGACTTGGACGATTGAGTCGGAGATCTCCCCGCAGCAGGTCTGGCCAGAATTTATGGGCCACGACTGCGGTTCCTTGCAATATTTTTAATCGTTTCCCATGGGGTCCTGGGGTTAACAACCCAAAACGGTGTGGTTCGAATGAAGGGGCGCTGATACCCATGTGGGAGTCTGGAGGGCATTGCCTGAAGGATGTACCCGTGTGGGCTGGGGCGACTCTGATATGCGAGCTCCGAAGTGAACCGTACTAAATCCGCCCTCGGCGGGTGGAAAGTCTACAGACTGCACGGGCTGCGGCTCTTGTACGTCCCCAGGATGAACAGTCGGCGCAAAAGGGGGTGCGCGAATCCCATACAAACCCCCGTCGCCATCTTCCGCTGGCGACCCCACCAATTCCCATTTTAGAAACACCTATCCCAAACATATGTCAGGCACTGCTGGCTCGATTATCACCCCAGGACTCGACATACTTTCGAAGTTGCTTGAAGCTCCCTCTGGAGGACTTTCTAAACCAGCACGCGAACTCGTTCGTAACCTTACCGGATTCAGCCAACGTACAGCTGCACCTGGAGCTAAAACCAAAAGACCAAAGAAGACCAAGCAGAAGAAGCGTGGTAAGAACGGAAAGAAAGGAGGTAAGGGACGCCCATCTACAGATGCCGCCGAAGCTGGTGGCGTCGTTATGAGTGTTGCCAATGCCCCAGTCGCGTTTTCGCGCGGCGCCATTCGTCCGTTCCTCAAAACTCTGCGTACCGACACGGATGGTGTCCTCCAACATGTCGTCGATCTCGTCGGCATTGTCACCACCGGTGCTGCCAGCACTTTCACCTTAGGTTCTGGTGTCATGCAACAGCAGGTTATTCCGGCCAATGCAAGTGCCTTTCCCAACTTTGCTGCCGAGTTCACTGGATGGCAGAAGTTTCGGCCGAAAATGATTACCATGCACTTCGTTCACTTTGCTCCTACAGCCTCACAATGCGCTGTGACAATGGGCTTCAGCACCGACGCTGCCCGCACAAACCCCGTCTCGACAAGTGAGATGATGTCCCTTACAGACGCTGTCATGGGCGCCTGCTATGAGGACTTTGCTCTAACCGTGGATCCGGAGACCTACAAGGTCGCGGATTGGCTCTACAATGACTCCACTGTTGCCACGGGTTCCGATGTCCGCTTCAATGCGGCCGGCCAGTACTACGTCGCCACCGACGTCAACGTTCCAGTCTCCACCGGACTAGGCTACATGTTTATTGAAGCTGTGTTCGAGTTCACTGAACGCAAGAAGGCCGCAGCATTGGTCGGAATGATGGCCTTGGCGGATCAATCGCTCAAGGCCATACCTGAATCTCGTCGTGCAGAATACATGGAGTATGTGCTCTCCAAAATTCGTCGCGAAATGCAATTGTCACAGGTCAAGGTGCCTCCGAAAACCTTAGACTTCGACCAGTTCAAGAATCAGCTCGATGCGATTTCCGAATTTCCACTTGAACAAATTGCACCCGCCACGCCTGCCCTGACTCGTCGCTAGGTGTCTGTTCTTTCTTGACCTGCCGCATGTCGATAAACTAGACACACCACGCCGGTGGAACAAAGGCGGATCCTGAACCTGCGTCAATGGATCGCAGACAGCGGTGCCTCGGAGTAAGATCACGAGGCAGGTTAGAGATAGTCCGCAATCAAATGCGGGGGCTGCTAGGCTCAACCACCACCTGAACAATCAGAC